AGTCCGTTGCAGGCACCCAGAAATCACCACCAAACTCACCAATTTCACTGCGTTTCAAGGTTTCTGACCCTGATCTTCCCAACATTTTGGAAGAAGCAAAGGGTCGTGCCATTGCCAACTACCTGCGCTCATCGGCCAAAAGTTCCAACACCGACACCAGAATTTCTGAAGCGGTGTTGTGGTCTCTGATTAAAGGAAAGACTTTTCTCAAGGTTGGGTACAAGCGAAAGTCGTTTGTTACTGATCTTGTTCAGCCTGACGACATGGGTGTTCTGCGTGAAAACCATGACTCGCTTGATGAGGACATGGAAGCATTTGTCCACACCATGTGGATTACTCCATATCAGTTTGAGCGCATGATCTGGAACCACCCGGACAAAGAGCAACTTCGCAAGCGCGCAAAGAAATATACAGCGCAGAAAGATCGCCCGTCTGGTGGTATGACTGTCACTACTGGCGGTACACAACCGTTCCAAGCCGGTGGGCAGGGCAATTCGTCCTCACGCGGTATGGTTGATTGGATGAGTTCTGCCGACCCAATGTTCTCCGTGCGTATGGAGGGCAGCCTTATGCGCTTGGACGAATTGTGGGTGTGGGACGATGAGCGTGCCGACTGGGCCACATTCCAGATCATCGGCGAAGATATGCTTGTCATGGGCAAGTACGTGCGGTTCAACGCACTTGCATGGAACCCGGCAACATTGAAGCCACAGGACGATCTCGTTGGTCGTCACCCTTACACTGAATTTTCACCGAACCGCATCGACCAGTATTTCTGGGGTCGTAGCGAAATTGTCAATGTGGCGATGCTTCAGGAAGCAATTAACAGTCGCATTAACGGTACCAACAAACTGTTGCGCTTGCAGGAAGATCCGCCAAAGAAATTTGTCGGTTCGACAGGTGTCAACCAGCAGGCTCTCGCCCGGTTTAACAAGCCTGGCGGTTACTTTGTTGATAATAACCCGAACGCGAAGATTGAAGTCGAAGCGCCGGCTATTCCGCAGGATCTGTGGGGTTCGCTGCACGAATATGAGCGTATGTTCGACGAAATGGGCGGTTTACCACCCATTGCCAAGGGTCGTGGTGAAGCTGGTGTGCGCGGTCAGGGTCATGCCGAGACACTGGTTCGCATGTTCTCCCCGCGTTTCAAGGATCGTGCGCTGCTGATCGAACGTGATATTGCTTCACTCGGCACGCTGATGATGGAACTCGGCAAGGCTCATGTTGACCAGAAGCTCCTTGCGTGGGTTCCCAAGGAACAAGCAGGTCTGGAAGGTGCGCAGGACAATCCGCTGATCGTGCCTCCTGCTCCCGGATTGGTGGCCGTGCCGTTCCAGCTCGCTGATGTGGACGACAGCATGAAGCTCTCAATCGACTCTCACTCATCCTCGCCCGCTTTTGCAGCCGACGCGAAGAACCTCATCTTTGATCTGTTCAAGATCCGTGCTGCCAGCACCGAGGATGTGGTCGAACATACCGATGCGCCCGATCCCGAAGGGCTCATTGCCGGTATTATGCGCCGCGAGATTGCCGCACAGCAGGCTCATGCTGCCGAAGCGCAAGCCAAGGCACAGCAGAAGGCTGGTAAGCATTGATCGGATGGATCACAGAACGGGTCGAGAATTGTTGGCACGTTTGGCCAAAAGACGACCTGCGTTTGCACTGGTACAACGATTGCTGGTGTTGTCCAACGCCGGAGCCGGATCGGCCCGACATCTTTGTCCATCACTCTGCTGACGGACGAGAGTACACGATTGAAGTTGGGTCGGTGCAATAAAAAACACCCGCCGGGTCATGCGCGGCCCGGCGGGTGAGTTTGGGGGAGGAGTTCCTTACGGTATCTCAACTCCGACCAAGCGTCAATATGGTTGCGGGAACAGGATTTGAACCTGTGACCTCTTGCTTATGAGGCAAGCGAGCTACCGGACTGCTCCACCCCGCGTCAACCAATCATCTTTTCGTGACCCGCGCCCCATGCCGCTACGATCAGCATGACGATCACTATGGCTCGCCAAAAAAATCCCCAAACACCTTTTCCGAGATCGCGATAAAACTTTTCTGTCATGCGCTCTTCGAGCACATCGACAATAGCTTTCACATCCTCATCACTGAGCATTCGTCCTTGTTCAGACACGGGTAACCTCTGGGCGTTGGGACGGCGCTCGGAGAAATTTATATCTCAACTCAAACCTTGCGTAAAGGGGATGCTCCCCGCTGTCCCGGAAAAACATCCGTCGGCGCAACCGACATGTTGCGATACGCACCGGACAGTGCTCGACGCGTGATAAGTTGCGCCTGCTTACTGGTTTGACCTGCACCACCCGAGAAGAAATTATCGGCAGCGGTCTGAAGTTTGCCCGGCAGCTTGGGTGCCATTGACTCACCCGGACGAATGTTGTCCTTCAAATCCGTCAACTGATAATCTTCCATCACCTGTGCGGCTGTCTGATCAACGATCCCCACCATCGGGTTACGGCCCGTGATACCCGGTGATTTACCTTCCTCGACAATCTCAGTGATGTTGCGTTGTGCCAATGCTGCCTGTTCAACCGCAGCAGCGGTCTTGCACGACTGTTTGGGGCAGACAGCGTTCTTGCGGGGTATAGCGTTGTAAACGCGGCTATACTCGTGTCCGCAACGGTCGCAACGAAAGTGGACACGAACCTTGTCGGGTTGCAAGTACCCTTCGGACGGCTCGCTCTCGTAGCCGGTATACGTCGTGTCACTGGTCATAAGGATACCACCCTGCAACATTGTCGGGAAGCGGAGACCGAGTACCCCAGTGCGCCCACCAACTAGCGTCTGACCACTGATTGCCGCTGAAACGGCGCGACTTGCACCAAAATGCGTCAATCTGAACGCCCTCGGACGTTTCGATCCACACACGCGTACCGTCACGGGGCGCATCTTCCATCGCAAGGTGTAAAGTGTCACTTGACGCCTTGCGGGTGCGACGTTTGCGTACCGGCTCTTCCTCAGCGGGAATGCCCAGCAAGCGATCTGGCATATTAGCAAATGCGGGTTCAATATCGGTGGTCATATCAATCCTCGGTCCAGTCTCCACTGTGGACGGTTGTCCACTATGTTATCGTCTTCATCAAGTTCCTCTTGCCACGCAAAATAGCGGGCAACAAGTCCGTTCAGTGATCGAGCCTGCTGAGTGATAGCACCCGTCTCCTCGGCTGTCACGCGCTCATACGACAAACCTTCCGCCAACATTTCGGGTCTACGCCAGTTCAACCATGCACGCACAGCAAGTCCAGCCGCGAACACACGGTCGTCTTTCTTTTCCGGGTTGCTGCTCTCCGGTGCCTCGATCGACGAACCGTCCTGCACGACATTGCCCATCTCACGCAGTAGCGGTAGTGACCGCACGAGCAATTCGCGGGTGACGTACGTGCCGCGCAAGCCGTGCATCAGTTCCTGCTTGGTGCGGTGTGACGCCTCAAAGTTGTAAGCGTACCCTGCACCCAGGCTGTCGGGTCGATTGTAGAGATACCACCGAGCGTTGCTTAGAGCATCTTCCCAGCCGCCCTTCTTCGTTCGCTCGGAGTATGTCTCCGATCCGATCATTTGCTCAAGATGCTTCCACTCGTGCATGATCATGCGGCCCGGACCGCCAATGTCGAGGTTCACCATGCAGTTCGCGTAGCTGCCGGCAAGATGCGCAAGTACCCACGCCACCTTGTCCACCTCTGTCAGATATGACGCATACTCGGCTACCTGCACCAACTTGTCGGCGTAACACCGCCATACGCTAATGGCCGAGCGATCCTTATGCTCGTTGCGCCCGTATGCCGGATCTGCGCCAATGACGTATCGTGCGTCGGCCTTCGGTGCTTCCCAGACGCGCAACTCAATGTCGTTTGGATCATCGTCCTCGCCCGCCTCGATCATTTCCATGTCGAAGAACGAATTGCCAAACTCATAATTGTACCCGGCCCAACCGTAGCCGCCACCACCTTCTTGCTGTTGCGCTTCAAGGATCGCTTGCGTATCCTTGGTCAGCACCCGCACGTTAAAGAACGATTGACCAGTCATGATGAACGCCTGTCCGGCAGTCCACGGCTGGTTCTGCTCAAGCGTTCCGTCTGCGGTCGTGTCAGCACTTGACTGTCGGTAGCGGAACCAGGCGAGTTGCTCGGATGACACCTCGTACCCGTATTGTGCCTTCACCGCGTCAATGAGGTCCTGCTCCTCGCGGCTGGGCTTCTCCATCCCAAACTCGGCAAAGCGCGGGTCACTCAACTTAAACGCGTTGTTTGGGTTCGCCCACCAACCAATGAAGAACGACCGTTGCTTGTGTATGTCCTTGAACCCGGACATCCACGTGTCGTACCAAATGTTGTGACCCTTAGCGGTCGATTCATATATATAAATACTGTCTGGATTGTTCTGCGCAAAGGCTTCCTCAAACGATCTCAAACCGTCGGGACTGCCAAAGTTTGCGATCTCGGTGATGTGCGCGGCGGCGTAACCTTCACCTTCCGCCCAGGCCGTACCCTTGTCCTTCGTACCGGCAACCTTGAAGTCGAAACGGCTACCGTTACTGAACCGCATCATTTGGCGGTTGTTTTGAACGATACTGAACTCCCCAAAGTAATCCTCGGGGAAACTGTTCACATATTGCGCCAACAAGGTGCGGTTCTTCTCGCGGTTACCTTCCGTGTCCGTGACGATCGCCATCGTCAGGCCCGGGTGCATCGCCACCCAGAACAGATCCACCGCCAGCGACACCGTAGTAATACCAAGCTGGCGGCTCTTCAATACCTTGAAAATACGCTGACCCTGATCAAGTCCAGCCGCCACCTCCCGCAGGAAGCGGTGCTGGCTTTCCCACAGGTTGAGTGCCGTGCCCTTGCCGTCACGGCTCGTTTCTTCCTTTGAAGAAATTCGCAGATCACCCACGAACTCCTCAAACAGAGGTAACCATTTACGTTTGGCCATTACAGACCCCGAGCCTGCTTCCAGTCCCTGATCTGCTCCACGACCGTGCTGTCTTGAGGTGGATGTGGTGGCGGTGTCCAATGACCGTACAGCACTTGCAGCAGATAGTCCGCAACCTCCTGCGGGTCCACGGCATTGTGTGCCAGCGCCTGTTCAACCGCCCAGCGACGATCTTCCAGCGGATAGTCAATCCATTTCATGCCAGACGCTCCAACAATACGCGACGAGCGTACTCAGTCTTGCCCACACGCTCGGCAGTGGCCCGTTGCTCAAGTCGCTCCATGTCACGCACAGTCAATGGCACAGAGAGTTTGACACTCAATGCCCGTTCACCTTTGGTGCGATAGACCCGGGGCATCAGCCGTAATTTCCCTTGAGATTCTGCAACAAAAATCTACCAGCACTGGGCGCTAGTACAAACTGTTCCCACACAGACTTCGGTACGTTGAAATACACATGGGTCGAACCGTCACGCGCAAACGTCACTTCCAACTGTCCCGTCTCATCGTCCCAAGTGGCGTTGTCCACATTGGTTGAGGTGAACTGGTTGGTGTAGGTCGCCATCAGGGTTCCAGTGGCTCACCGGCAAGGCCGCAATAGCCCAACAGGGGTTCGTCGGGATGGATTTCCTCGTCGGACCAACGCCATGCCATGCAGTTGCTGGCCTGACACATGTTGTTGACGTGCGGTGACTTGTGTGCCGGTCCGCAACAGATCTTGCCTCGCGCTTCCTGTTCGGTGAGCCACATGATCAGATCGCCTGCTGAATGTGCTTGAATACGTTCGTCGCGGCTTGCTCGATCTGTTGCTTTGCAGCTTCAATCATCCACGTCGGATTTTCCAGTGCGTGCAGCACGGAACGGATCTTCTCAAACGCGGCGCTGATGTCCTGTTCAATCTCACTGGTGATGCCCACGGGGGTGGCCTCGGTCTCGGGGGTGTCGTCAATCATGTCAGTCTCCTCACATCGACAATACACACAATGCGATCATCGTCACTGTTGTTCACTACTTCGTGTTCGACCCGATTGTCAAACCACCATACGTCCCCACTCTGAAATTCCACCCGTTCATTACCACACCGAAATGCGGCACCGGGCAAACTTTTCAGAGCGATCTGATAGCGCGTGTAGTATGTCGCTGGCGCACCACCGTCAATGTGCGGCGTAATCTCGGCACCCGGCTTCAACCTGGTCACAATCACCCGCCCAAGTGCAACGCCGTCAACACGACGCATCACGTCAAGCACCAACCCACGCAAATGTGTCAGTTGACCCCAAGCACGATACGGTACGACTTTCACATCGTCGATCACCGCCGTGGGATCGGACGGAACCTCGTTGAACAACATCCAGATGTCATCGGCTTGCCCATGAGCTGTCTGCGGATGCTTGGTTCGCAGCGTATTCTCATTCCACAAATCAGGCATCTGCACCAACTGATGCAACGCAGGGACCACGTCGACCCCAGCAGCAAGGCGGAAGAAATTACGCATATTACAGACCGAGTCTGCGCTTGATCTCAGTTGCGTGAGTGTGCGGTTTACCGGTGTTACGGCTTGTTTGCACCATTTTACGGAATGCTTCGGACAGTTCCGGCTCCCAACTATGCTCGCTGTAGTAAATTGCCCGCTCGGTACGCTTACGGGTCATTTTTATCTGGTGCTGATTTAACATTGGGGTGGACGCTCCCTCTCGAACTGTGACGCCAGTATACGATCTGATCGGATTGCGTCAATCCATATTTAATTTTTGGGGGGCAAGCCAAGGGACGCTTCCGGCGAGAAATTACGCGAGGCCCAACGGGGGGGGAGTCTAGTCCGATTCGCAACGATTCGCAACCCATAATCAACGATCGCCGACAGCTTGGGGCTTTCCGCCAGCTTGCCGGCGTGCCGATAGGGCAGGGCCTATCGGTGCAGCGTTTCAATATGTGGAGGGAAGGGGAATTGATACGGCCAGCACGGCCAGCACGGCCAGCACGGCCAGCACGGCCAACACGGTCAGCACCAGGCAAGCTGCCATATATTCACGCGCCTACGTATACGCGCGCGAGTCTCGCACCTTTAGGTGTCACGCAAAATTGTGTCAAAATATGTTGCAATACGTTTTAGAGACGGTAATGTGGTTACACCGAATCACCAAACGGAGTCGATATGCGCACCTTACTCGCCCTAGTGGCACTTTTCGCCCCCCTGTTTTTGCTGCAATCGTGCCAGCATCACACTAACCAAACCATCTGCAATGGCGACGCGGATTGCGTCGTTCGCCTTGATGACGCAACACGATAAGGAGTCGAGATCATGCGCGACTATCGTTTTCAATTAATCGACAAAGGCAACGCAATGGGAATCACGTTAGACGGATTGCCAGCCGCACTTGCCGGAGCGCGCAACGATTACGGGATTGTTCGCCTGTTGAACGGCAAGGGCGGTGACGTTGAATTTTCTTGGACTGCGATTGCCCGGATTCTGAATAAAGGTGGTGCGTTTGTTAGCTAATGCCCCAAGAGGGCGGGACTCTATATCCCGCCCCGATGATGGCACTAGAGCCAAACAAGAGGAGTCTACAATCATGCGTATTGAACTACCTGCAAAGTACCTTGAAGCCGCCCTAGCCGCCGTCTCAACAAAAGATAAGACGCGCTATTACCTGCACGGCATTTTTGTTGATTCTCGCGGATTCATCGCCGCGACGAATGGTCACATTGCTTTCGCTGCAAAATGCCCTAGCGCGAAAGATTGCTCGGGATTTAATGCCCTGCCCGATAATCCAGGGACATTAGATGGGATTATTATTCCCCAAGACACTGTTGCCGGCGCGATTAAGGGCAAGGGGTCGATTGTTGTACTGGAGCGCGACCCCAACGGCCTGTTTTGGCTTTCGTGCGGCAATGTGCGTCTCCACTTTGTGCCGATTGATGGATCTTTTCCAGACTGGCAACGGGTTATCCCCGAACAGCCCGAAACGCTAGTCGCGGCGCACTATAAACCGCAATACGTATCGGCCCTTGGCAAAATGGCTCAATCCGTATGCGGCGGTAAGAAAGACGAGGACAATTCGTTTTTGATTAATCAATCTGGTGAGGGTCCGGCACCTGTCACCTTCCCTGATACAGATTGTGTCGCTGTCATTATGCCTATGCATGGGGACAGTTTAAAGTCGTTTAATAAGGGTGCGTTCTTCGCCTAACCTTTCCATACTAGCGCCGCTCCGGCGGCATGACAGCCACAAGCGGCGCTGGCTTGGTAAGTTTAGGAAAGGACTCACCATGCAATTTATCGAGCACATCGGCGCGGATATTCCCGCGCGTTACTATATCGACGGCAAGCGAGTCTCGCGCCACGATTACAACGCGGCTAAGGACTCATGCGCCCGGCTGGATTGCTTCGCCACTAAAGGCAAGCAGCTACCCGGCGGCCTCATCCGCCGCACCAACTACGTAAACGGATATTGAAAGGACTCACCATGACTATGACACACGAAGCCCGCGGGCTTGACCTCTACATTAGCAACACACGGCCCATTTGGGCAATCGTGGAGGCCGCAGCCCGCAACTATGAACGCAAGCGCGCCAAGGGCACCTATGAATCCGCTTTGGCCGTCAAGGGGCTTGCCTATGCCGTGGAAGCTGGCGCAAAGTCCTATTGCAAGGAACATTGCGCGCCGTCCGAAAAATGGAATGCAATCTTCGTGCCATCCGTGCGCCATGAAGTCGCGCAATCTATCGCCCGCCACCTCGAGTCCGAGTGGGCTTGTGGCAACTTTTGGACACTGGAGAAAGTAGCATGACACAAGCAACACACACGCCGGGGCCTTGGCTCAATGGGCCGCAAGGCCA